AAACTCTCGGGAGCAGTGATACTCACCGACCTAGGTCTTAGGTGCGTTGAGCATTTGAGAGTTCGGCCCAACAAATCAAACGCACTTAGCCTTGACTAGCTTGCAACTAGTTAATGCGTGCTGATTTGAAGATCCTAATTAAGCGTCTGTGGGTTGCCTCGTCATATATCTGACGTGGCATCCTCAGATCCTTAAAACTTGCCGACCTCGGAGTTGTGATGAAACCAGTCCTCGGTTTCCTCTCAAAATTCTGAGGCCGAATTGATTTTCTCCAGGGGATACCTATTGTTTGCCAATAGATTCCTTCTTCTGGACTATGATATTTGTGCGTGTATGATTCCACTGAACCTTGATCAACAAGGGTGGCCACAGTGAGTTCCGCGTGACCATACTCTTGGAACCATGCACGCTCCATTTCTTCGTCGAAGCTTAATTCATTCTCAGCACACCACGTGTTTAGTTGAAGGTAGTGGATACAACTGATTCTGAATACTGGTGTTGAAGGAAATTTATTCCGGGCTAACCGGAATAACCTAACATCATCAGTAGCTATAATGAATATATCGGCGCCCCCATCATCTATCGTTTGAATGATAATGGGATCGTCTTCTAAGATATCTTGTGGAGGGGGTTCGTAATCATGCTCTTTATTCATGGCTACAACCGCCCCCATAAACCATTGGTAGAGCTCCAACCCAGCCTTTTCATAGGCTGTGTCGGGTCTCTCCCGTTTACAGAATTTTCGAATGAGAGGATAGGTATGAGGCACCACTAGTGGGTTCCCATTCTCAAGCTTCTCAATCGATTTCGTTACATAGAGATTTTCTTCCCTACCGATTCGCAAACGGTAGGGTTGATCTCTAAAGTTTTCAACGAATTCCTTGATAATACATTCCTGCTCGACGGGATCTGTTATATCAGGGTATTCAATAATTTTGGCTTTTACAACTTCGAACAAGTCTCTTTTGGTGTCTTGTTCCAGTTGTTCAAGCCTCTCCTGGAATAGATAATACTTTGCTAACTTACTCTCTGGAATAAGGTAGCCGAGTGTTATCAATTTAAGCAGTACTCCTTCTGGAAACTTCTCCCAGTCTCCAGATTGGACTACTATATATCTCCTGATAGGGTCATCCTTGGGAATCTCGTAGAGTTCGACAAGCATTTCCCTATCAAAATGGTTTTGCTCTTTAAGGGCACCACGGTAATTTGACAATCCCGTGGTGCCCTCATTGAGCTCTTTCATTACAGTGAGATAGTATTTGGCATGCCATTTACTACATCGCTGTATTATGTTTTTCCAGCTGACAACGGACCAAAATGGAGGTGGTTTCCCAACTCCATTTACTTGCCTAGGCAAGAACAAGGGAACTTGATAGTCTATTGTTGCAAGAGATATGTCTTGGACTGCGGATGCAATTGAATAAATTGCATTCGCTGGTCCGGGATCTAGTCGATTGAAATATTCCTGATCATGGCCCATAAGCGTGGTTTTGCCACGCGGGTCAGATGAGAAATCAATTCGATCTTTCTGCGTTGCGATCATTATCCTTATCTTTGGTGTATCAAGATATGGTAATAATCGCGAATCTTTGAACCGTGTACCCCACTCACAAGTGTTAACAGGTGAGAGGGGTATATGGAAATATTCTTCTGCATACACCCCCCAATCTGATGTGCAAACATCATCTAGGGGGGAGTATTCATAGCCTAGCATTGTTGCTGCCTCGGAATGGGCAGCAGCATATGCTGGGTCATCAGTTATAGCCACCGTGTCGTCGCCATTTCCTTCCTCTATGGCAAGTGCAGAAGTTTTCAACTTCGCGTACAAGTCACAGATAGGATGGGCGAGGGACAGGTTGGTTTTTGTTAATGGGTCACCCATTGGGATACCACTACGTAGTATCCCAACGAAGTTTCCCTTATAATAGAGCCTTTTTGGTCCAAGCCAGTAGTCTTTTATGACTTCAAGGCTTAGATCATCAAGGCCCGTTTTCTTAAGTAAGCTACCGGTGATTGCCCAAGCCTGTTCTGGCGAGGGACCATCAGTAGCTTTTGCCCAATCAGTGGTGTATAAGTAGCACTTGGATCGAAAGATCCAGTCTGTGTCTTCTTTTCCACCACTGTGTTTAATCTTTTCTATAAACCGCCACCCAAGGCGTGAAGCCTTAAGTCCGGTTTTTAGATTTGGAAATCTTTTGGCAAGATGTAGCGTGATGTGACTGAACGGTTGCAGCGCTACATCCTTCCAAAAGGAGCCACTGGTAACGACACGTGCCTTTCCATTTTCACGGATGGCAGTGACGTTAACTGATAAAACTTTGTCTCTGTTACTGTGTAGTTCCTCAACTGCACTGTACCAGAGCCATTTTCCTAGTGTTCCGGATTTCCCTTCTGAGAGGTGGGGAATTTTAATCTCAGCATCTCTTACGAGTTGCTTGAGATATCCGAACTTTCCTTCTTTTCTCTTTGAGGACTCCCTGCAAGCGGAGGTCGACATTGAGATTTTGAATTCGGGATTGGTGCCGAGATAGACTTCATTGGCAAGTTTGTCTGTCACGGCATCAATACACCTTTTGAGTAGTGGGTTGGGGTTAAATTCCTTCGGTCTGGTTACAGACTGGAGGAATTCCTCAACTGACTCAGCCATGAGTTTTGATCCAGCTAACCCCGTTGCGCGGGTTTGGCTAATCATCGCCACTCGAAACATCTTTTCTTTGGAAGACCTTTTCGAATACAAATTAAGTATTTGTAAAGGCCTAACAAAATAGGACATGTCACGCAGATAATTATAGTCGATAGGAATATCTTCTTTAATTAACGCGTGATGACGTATTGTTTTGCGCAATTGCTTTAGTTTCTTTTGGAATCTATCGTAATTGTGCAAGCATTGACATATCACTGAATTGATTATCCGGTCACTAAGGGCATAACCCTCCCGGTTAAACATTTCAGGGAAAGAAAATAGTATGGATATAAGGACACCATCACTGGTGTCCAAATAATCCTTAATTCGACGTCTGCCATTCTGGTCACCGGCTAATTTCTTTAGCCGTTGACGTGAAGAGAATGGTAAACGTTTATACCAATATGTGCGTGTTCGAAGGAGACCAATAAAGGTATCCTTCGAACATCGCCACAAATTTATACGTCTACCTCTAGAGTCCTTTAATTTTGGGCTCCAGAGGCTTTCGTAATCATAATCCCAGGAATGGATCTCCTTTGCAGGAGTTCCATTCTTGATTGATTCTTGGAGGATTTCCGAAATAAGATCAAATTGATCTGATTCCGGTAACCCTGAACATGGTGTTTCTGCTCCCTCAAGTCTACGTAAGTTTGAGGTTAGAGGTATACACCGATGTGAGAGAACGACCATGTGAACTTGTAAGTTTACATGCTCAAGCTACAGGGCCGTTT